ATCTAAAGATATGTCTCCATCTGAAATGTATGGGGAGATGGGTTCATCTATAATAAGTGGTGGTATGGGATTAGTTGGTGGTTCTTTTATGTCTCCATCTGAAATGTATGGGGAGATGGGTTCATCTATAATAAGTGGTGGTATGGGATTAGTTGGTGGTTCTTTAGCAGCTGCTAAAGAACCACCAACTAATCCCATACCACCACTTATTATAGATGAACCCATCTCCCCATACATTTCAGATGGAGACATATCTTTAGATTTAGCAATTGAATTTACATCCATCCCTGTAAATAATAGCTCCAAAATAGCTCCTATAAATGGGATCTTACTTAAAACTGACTTTAAAGGATCTTTTACTTTTTTAATTAAGGTTGGAAAAATGCTACCCATTTTAGATCCTAACCATTTTTTAGACTGCCCAACGAAATCAGGTATCATTCCTTTTGCTCCTTGATAAGCGCTACTAGCCATTCCTTTTGCTCCTTGATAGGCATTGCTAGCCATTCCTTTTGCTCCTTGATAGGCATTGCTAGCCATTCCTTTTGCTCCTTGATAGGCATTACTAACTCCTGAGTAGGCATTGCTAGCCATTCCTTTTGCTCCTGAGTAGGCATTGCTAGCCATATTTTTTGCCCCATCATATAGATTACTAAAAAATCCTTTACTTGCTTTTGGTTTTGGTTTAGGTTTTGGTTTTGGTTTTGGTTTTGGTGTTGTTTTTGCTTTATTACCCATATTCCCAGTTAATGCATCTGCTCCTACTTCAGCACCCATTAAACCCATATCCATTCCACTAACACCCATCATTCCGCTACCAACCATAGCATTTGTACTCATTCCACCTCCACCTTCAATTGGGTTTCCATATTCATCTACACCTTCACTATTTTCACCTCCACCTGACATTAATGAATTTGCCAACATCATTCCCCCTCCAGCTAGTAGTAAACCCGCTAGTCCTCTACCTCTACCTCTACCTCTTCTTCTTCCGCCTCCTCTTCTTCCACCACCACCAGTTGGGGTTTTTACTCTTCTACCAGTTTTTTTATCATAATGAAATTTACGTCCTCTTTTATCAGTACCTGTTTTTATATTTCTATTTCCACGACTTCCACCTCCGCCGCCGCCGCCACCGCCGCCGCCGCCACCACCACTTCCAGTAGCATCTTCTACAAACATAGGGTTAAAAGGATTTGAACCTCTTTTTCCAAATGCCGCAAAACCTTTTCCAAAGAAACTTTTAACTTTACTTACTATAGCTACAGCACCTTTAATAGCTAAAAATCCTGCTGCTAATCCCATCATTATTTTTCCATATGGGCCTCCTAAGAAAGTTAATACTTTTTCAATTATAGGACCTATTGCTTGAACCATGTTTAATATAACAGGACCTATTTTTTTAGCTATAGGTTCTAAAGCAGCCTTTAATTGCTTTACAGCACTTTGCATACTTCTATCAAATGCAACTGCTTCTTTACCTTGATCAGACATTTCTTTACCTGAAGCTTTTTCAGTCTTTAATTGATCTTTTTTAATATTTGCTAACTTTTTCTCACCTAACATCATTTCAGTTAGTTTATCCTGAGATATTCCTAATAAACCAGAAAATGCTTCTTGAGCAAATACATTACCCTCAAGTGCTTCTTTATTCTCTGTAACAAGTCTTAATTGTTCTGCTGCCATAGTAGTTGTGTCTCCTGTTGCTACTGCATGTCTTAATTTATCTAAACTTAAATCTTTTTGGAGAAACATTTCTGCTTCAATTTCTTTAGCTATTGAAGACTCAAAATCTAAATGTGTTTTAGAAGCTGCAGCTATTTCATCCATTGTAGTTCCTAACCTAGCTGCAGTATGTGCTGCTTTTACTAAACCTTCAGTTCCACCTTTAATATTAAATCTTACACTTGCACTAGCACCCTGTAATTGGTTAAATATAGCATTTTGATCTATATAAATACCAGTTGCATCATTAGCTGCATTTAATGTACCTACCACAGCATTTTCCATCTCCATTAAAGGAACTCCTGCCTCATAGGATAATTTTGTTAATGCTTTTATTTGCTCTGCACTATAACCAGCGTATAAAGTTAAATCTTGAAAAGATTTTGCATTAGCTTCATTAAATTTTAAAGTTACTCCAGCTACATTATTTAATTCTTTTTGAGCTCCTATTAATTCTTCAGTAAAGTAAAAAACATTTCCAGATGCATCCCCAGCTGCGGTAATTTGATTTTTTAAAAATTCAGCATTTTTTCCTGCTACCCCAAAGGCTTGTCCTACTTTATTAACTTTATCTAAAGTTGATGTAAATATTTTAAATAAAAATTTAACAGCTTTTACTATCATAGTTACAATAACAAGAGGATCTGTTAAAGCTGAAGCTAAAGATTTACCTAAACCTTTTAATCCAGTACCCATTATTTTAAACTGTCCTCCTAAACCTGCTGCCTTTTTACCATTATCTGTTAAAGTAACAGCTTGATCTTTCATTTGCGATTGTATGTCATCAAGATCATCACCCATATCACCAAAACCTATCTTTTCTGCAAATCCACTTAATCCTTTTATTGCTTTTCCTGTTAAACCAGTAGCATTACTAATTCTTTTTTGGCGTTTAAGGGTTGTATTTAAAGCTTTGTTAAAGTCAGATTGATATCCAACTTGACCTTCCATTGATTTTTCCTTATCAGATGCTAATTCAATTAATTCTATAGTAGCATCTCTTTCTTTTGCAGTTAAGTTACTACTTTGTAATTGGTTTTGTAAAGCTGCTTTTTGTCGTTTTAATCTATTAAATTCTAAATTTACTTTAGTTTTTAAAGATTTAGTTTCTTTCATTGAAGATGAAGATATATCATATTGTATATCAGATAAATCTTCAGCAAAGTTTCTTAATTTTTTGAATGATTTAGTTGCTGCTTTTAAAGGATTATCCATATCCCCTAATTCTCTACCAATGTCTGCAAATATAGACTTTAAACCATCTAATCCAGAGTCCATTTCTAAGATGTCAGCCCTAATGCCCGTAAAAGAAGTTGCAACTTCCTTCATTGCTTTATTTACAGAGCCATATTGTTTTGCTACTTCTTTAGCATCTTTCCCTTGAAAAGGAGAAATTCTATTTAATTCCTTGTATTTTTTTTCAAGTGCTTCTAACTGCTTGTTTAATTCTCTTATTTCTGATGCTTTTGACATTAGCCGGTTATTTTGTTATAAATATTACTAAATTATGCTTTTTTAGCCTTAGTAGTAACAAAATCTGGTATTTTTACTTTTTGTGATGGTTTAGAAAATTTTTCTATGTATTTATCCTTTTGGGCATTTGCGGGATCACTTCTTTGAGCTTGTTTTAAAATCTCTCTTCCTTTTTCTAAATCATTAGTAGACGTACCACTTTGTGCTTTATTTTGAGCTTCAAAATGATCTGATATTTTTTTATAAGTAAAATTTCTTAACCATATAGGCATTTCATATACCGTATGCCAGTCATAACCCCCATTCCCATGAAAAACAATTTCGTGGATTTGATTAAATAAGTTTTGTCTATATTCTACTGCTTGATTATGCGTCAGGGAAAAAAAAGTTGGCACCTATTGGAATGTCAATTTCTTCTATATCACCATTTGGCTTTTCCCGATCGAATGAAAAATCGACATCGGGTTGAATTTCGACAATGTAGTCTCGAAGAGCTTTTGCATCTCTTGCTAAAAAATAATTGTCTACAAATTCTCTAACGTCTTTTTTATCTGTGTTTCCATCTACTGAAATAATCATATGTTTCATTCTTGTAGACATTTCTGGATTTACTGCTTTGTTTAGTTTTCTTAAACCTTTTAATTCAGCATTTACCAATTTTTCTGTTTTATCAGTCATTAATTGAAATTCAATTAAATTGTCTCCAGTAGGAGTTTGAAAATGGAATTTATTTATACCTTTAGTAAATAATGACTCATTAAATGGTTTGTTTTCTAAAGTAGCTAAATCAACTTCATGATCTTCACCCATATATTCAAATTTATAAATTGAACCATACCCTAATACACGAGATGCTACTAATAATGCATTTTTATCACCTACTATTAAATCAGCAATATCTGCTCCAGGAGTTACTACTAACGCTTCTAATAATTTATCTATAACTTGTCCTTTTTGAATGTAGGCATTATTTGTAATAATATCTTCTTCCCTAGCAGTCATGTATTTCATTTCTACTTTTCCTGATGAAAATGGAGAAGTGGATGGATACACTATCCCTTTAGAAGGTAAATCTACAGTTTCTGATGGGAATTTAAATTTTGGAGCTGCTGCTGCTACTTGAGGTGCTGCTTGAGGTGCTGCTTGAGGTGCTGCTTGAGGTGCTGCTACTTGAGGTGCTGCTACTTGAGGTGTTGTTTTTGGTGTTTGGTCCATATAAATTTTATTTGTTATAACTTAATTTCTTATTATACATATATAATATAAAAAAAAGCTTGACGTAAGCCAAGCTATTTTTAAAAGTATGTTGATTGTTTTTTAGAAATTCAAGACGCAGTAATCCATTCCTATTGTCATATCAATATTTTGCGCTGTTCCATCTTCATCCCAGTTATAATCTCCAAATGATGCATCTTTAATAAATGCTCCTTTAATAATCCATTCAGAAACTACATCACCTACAGGGCCTAATACATCAATTGTAAGATCTTTCTTGTAAAAATCAGAATAACCGTCTCTACCAGTTACTGATTCATGATGTAATCTAGTCCATTCCATTACTGCTTGAGCTCCAGATGGTGTAATTGGATCGAATAATTGCATTGTGATATCATTCCATCTTAACTTACCTTTTACTTTTCTATAAGTATTGATATGGTTAAGTACGATTTCATCTTGTGCAAAACCCATTCCACTAATACCTTTAATTATATAAGAAGGAATTCCATCTACATACATTATAAATCTATTAGCTACTTTTGGTTCAAAAGCTGTGAAAAATATTTCGTTTGGGTTTAATACTGCCATTTTATTTCTTTTTTATTTTATTATAAATATCTAATTTTTAAGTTTTTACGACGGGAATGAAGCTCCAGTTGGTAAGATATTAAAATCTAAGTATATAAATTCAGCTGTTTTTGTTGGCTGTAAGTATATAGCACCTACCATTTGGTTTCTATCGACTACGTCGGGTCCATTATTTGAAGCATCCATAACGACTTTAAACGCGTATAAACCTTGTCTTTGTTGTACTGACTCCAAATATGGATTTACTTGAGCTAAAAATCCATTTCTTGTTGCTGCTGTATTTTGTTCAAATACTAAATTATCAGCTACTTGTGAAATGTATGATTTAAGTTCAATTAATAATCTTCTAACATTTACTCTATCTAAAGCTGATGCTTGAGATTGTAATGTTTTTTGTCCAAATACTACAACTCCCCTTCCTGGGAATGTTGCTATTGGATTAACTTTCCCTGTATAAAGATCATCTCTATTAGTTTGAGTTAATTTTCTTTCAGCTTGAACTACCGTACTTAAACCGCCTCTATTAATACCCGCCGGAGCGAACCATGCTTCAGCTGACTTATCGTTATACGCATATACTCCAGGCATTAACGTTGAAGCTGGTACCCATACTAACTGTCTTGAATCTGGATCTGCTAGCTGTAACCATGGCCAATATGCTGCTGCATATGAGTTATCTATACTTGCTGCTGTTCCAACAGCTGCTGATACAGTTGATGAATAATTTTCTAAATCTAAAATAAATATTGCATCACCTCTTCTTTGTACGTTTTGAACTCCTACATTTAATGGAGTAGCATGAGCTGAATTAGCATAAACTAATCCTGGGGATGATAGTATGTTATATTTATAATCATCTTTATTTGCTAATAAATTAAATGCATCTGTATAATCTGGAATTGATGCTGCATCAACCCCTTGAGTATCACTATTATTAATTTCTTGGTAGTAATTTTGATTTGCAGAAACTATTGCTCCATCTGCACCTCCAAATGATCCACTACTTGCTCCAGGAATTGATCCTGTAAATTCTGCTTTTGCAATACCATCATTATCAAAATAATCAGGAGTTTTTAAATTAACAGATGAAACTCTTACAAATCTAGATCCATTTGCATATGATCCAGTTGTTTGTATGTAAGGATCATTTGTTCCAGCTCCTATCAAATTTTCTGTAAAATCTCCAACAATTCTAGCTATGTAGTTTGATTGTTTTGGATCTAATGAAACATTAGGGAATATTTCTAAAATAGATTTTGATTTTGAATTATCATTACCTTGTCTAATAATTAAACTAAATGTTCCTGATCCTGTATTTGGAGCTTGTATTTCCCATCTAATGTTATTTCTTGACCCACTAGCTAAAGCACCATTAATATTTTCTGGTCCTGTACTATTCATTATAGTACCTTCAGAAATTGTTTCTAATGTAAATACATTTGTATCTATTATATTAGCATCTACTAATGTAAATAATGCAGGAGCTGCTGAGTTACCTATGTCTGATGTTATTACTTGTACTTGATCACCAATTGCGTACCCTGTTCCAGCTGTGTCTATTGTAGCTGAGGAAACTTCAACTAATAAATCTGCTACTGTTATAGTAGCTGCTACTGCTGAAGAATTAGAGACATTTCCAACTGCTAATGTAATATCTAAATCTTGATCACATCCCGTAAATCCAGCTGCTAATAAATCTGCTGCTGTAATTTTTATAATATTACCAGTAACATAATTAGTTCCAATATTTGCAACTGAAACTGCTGATAAAACACCTGCTCCATCACCTGTTACTGTTATAGTAGCACCTAATCCTGTTTGTTGTGAACCACCTGTAACTGCTCCTGTTTGTGCAATTGTAAATGGTCCTACTACATTACCTAATGTAGCACCACCTGATAGGGCACTAATAGATAATACATCTTGAGCTGTTACTAATTGTCCAGTTCCTAATAACCCTTCTGCTATTGTAATTCCTCCAGCTACATATCCTGTTCCTGGAGTAGTAACTGTAATACCTGTTATAGTTGGAGCTGTTGTTCCTGTTACCGTTACTGTTGCTTTACCTGATACTGTTGAACCTTGTGTTATGATAACATCTGTATAAACTGCTGCACCACAATCTGTTGGGTTAGTACCTGCATTAATTTCTGGTAATAAAGCATCTGCAGTTGTTAATAATTTTCCAAGAGAAGTAGATGTTACAATATCAACTTTACCTCCTGATCCAGTACCAGTTACAGTAGCTAAATCTTTATCGGCAAAAGTACCTGCTGTACCACCTGATCCACCACTTGTTAATTCAGTTAAAAGACTTCCACCAACTAATAAATTACCACTTTCTGCTTCTACAGCTGGAACTAGTGTTGAAACTGCAGGACTAAATGATCCTGAATTTACTCTATCTACTAGTAATGAAGTTCCTCCATTATTAAAATAATTATATGCTGATACCGAAGTAAAATAAGTGAATTGATCTGAACCACTTGAAAAAGTGCTACCAAAATTAGCTAGGAACTCTGAGTAACTAGTTACTAGTTTTGGAACTCCTTTTTTACCTAATACAGTAGGACCAACAATAGCTGCTCCGGCTTGTATTGGTTGTGAAGTAATTTGAGATTGATCATTTTCTCTTGCTAATACTCCTGGGGAAATTAATGTTTCTGCCATTTTATGTTATTTTTATGATAAATATACTAAATTTTTTCAAAA